CCTTCATAAACCGATTATTCAATGTTGAGGTTATTTTCGAATAATAATAAGTCTATTGTAGGACTTATTTACTGACTCAGATTAGTTGCAACAGCCCCCTTTGTATCGAGGGCGCGCGTATGATGCAAAAGGAACCGGCGCTAACAATAGCCAGTACACGGGGCATGGACAAAGTATAAATACATCGACCGTTTCTAATACCATTATTGCCAGTGGGGAGCACACACACTATGTGTCCATTGGCTCTCATGCCCACTCGGTCATGATCGCGTTATTTGGTGCACTTAGAAATACCATTGACCATCGTAAAGTTAACTGGATAGTGAGAATGGCATAATGAATACATTTTTTAAACAATCTCAACGCGTTGATGTCTCTCGTCTTTCCATCGAGGGTTGGTGGTTAGGCAATTGCATTGAGCATGTCGCCAAAGGAACCGCACTTGGTGCTGATTTTACTCAAGTCATTTATACGCCCTCAACCGAGGGAATGATTGCGCGATTTGATAGAGCAACAAAACAATGGTCTGATGAAATCGAAGACATGACATGGAAGCCGTTCTTTGATGTTTATGGTCGAGAGTTTGTGATTAGTGAGCCTGATGGGCATTACCCAGAAAACGCAATAAAAGAAACCCCACCAGCCTATGACAAAGAAAAACAAACCGTGCTCTATGACAATGAAGCATGGACGATATTTGATATCGAACTTGGCAAATCCTATTGGGACAGTGACGCTAACGAGTTTATTATCTCAGACTTCAACTTCACATTACCTAAAAAACACACCTTCATCGAGCCACCAAAAGCAGATAAAGGCTTTGCGGTTAGACTCGTGAATGGACAATGGCAACAGATTGAAGATCATCGAAATAAATCCATTTATAGCTGCCGTGATTGCACGCACTCAGAGAGAGTGGAAAAGCTAGGCCCTATCAAAAAGGGATTTACTCATCATGAGCCAAGTACTCTCTACGACGAGTGGATTAATGAAACCTGGGTAACCAATCAAAGCAATCAACACATCGCTCATTTTAATGACGTTGATGAAACGCGTCGCAGTCTATATGGTCGTACTTGTGATCCCCTTATTGCCGAGGCCAACATGAAACGATTGCAAGGGCGTGAGCAAGAAGCGTTGGATATGGAAGCGCAAGCGTTGGCAGCAAGGATCGTTATTCAAAATGAACATCCTTGGCCGGAGTCATTAATGTAATTACACCAAAACCCAATCCGTTGATTGGGTTTTTCTGTATTGGGTGATACAGAAAAACCACTCATTCATTCCGCCATCCACTCGCAGTATCCTCAATGCAAATTCACAACTTAAGATTGTTATGTCTAAAGAAGATATTGCCCGTATCGATGCCACCATGAAGAGCCTCGTGGTATTAACTCGTGAGCAAAACACCACCTTAAAAAAAGTGCTCGAAACGTTGACTAAGACTCGCGCGACGCAAGAATTTCATACCGATCGCCTGAGTAAACTGGAGTCAGATAAATCCTGGTTGATCCGACTAATTCTATCCTCACTCATTATTGCAACGATGGTTGCAATTAAGGCGATATAATGAATAAATTCAGCAAAAAAAGTGCGTCACGATTGGCCACTTGCCACCCTGATTAAATAACCGTATTTACTCGCGTTCTTGAGATTTGTGACTGCTCTATTCTTTGCGGCCATCGAACAAAGGAAGAGCAAAATGCGCTGCCAAGTACCAACACTCAAGTTCGATACCCAAACAGTAAACATAACTCATTACCAAGCGAGGCTGTCGATGCAACCCCGTATCCATACGATGAAGATGATCGTGAGCGTTTCAGTTATTTTGCGGGCATTGTGATTGGTGTCGGTGCCTCAATGGGGATCGCGATTCGTTGGGGCGGCGATTGGGACAGAGACTTCGATCTCAAAGACAATACCTTTGATGACTTAATGCATTTTGAGTTAGCGAGTAATGACGCCTAAACAGTTTGATGCATGGCGGGTATGGCCACGATTAATGAGTCTCTTTGTGGGGTACATGTGGGTAGAGCTTAATACTTATTTTTTCTCTATCCCTATTAACCAACACAGTGAATTTGCTCTAGTGCAATACGCGGCCATCACCGGTGTATTCATTGGATTCTGCAAGTTCTACATGGATACAGGAAAACGACTCAATGCCGATTAGATTTGTGCTGATAACTATCGTCGCTCTCGTTACTCTGCTTGTTGGAGTCTATCGCGAAGGATATAACAACGGTTTTTCGATGACGATGAATAAAATACAAACTCAGCACTTAGAACAAATCAATATTGCGATTAAGAAAGCCAATACAACTATTAACAATGATAAAAGAGTTATCCGTGAATTTATGACAAAACAAACTGATTTTATTAAGCGTGTTGAAACAAACACAGGATCAGTATTATTAACACAACCGCACCATAACAAGGAAGAAGAGCATGAACAACAAAGCAGTGAGTATGTTGTTGGTATTGATGCTGACGAGCTGCGCGAGCTACAACGACTCACTCACCTTGCCAACACCCATTAATAAACATATTGACAGCATGCTGTCTGAACCTTGCCCTCCTCTTCCCGTACCAGAGAGCGCTGATAGTGCCGCCCACTTTCAGTGGAAAAATGACATTATAATCTTATATCAAGCCTGTAGAGCAAAGCAGCGTATCTTAGCCAAAAAGTTGTACTAGACAATTTATTTGAGAAAAAAATCCCTTTTATTTGTCAAATTTATGTTAGGAATTGCATTATATTGTATTGTGTTGTATTAAAAAAAAAGATGCTTATTGTAATTTCACTTACAACAACATTGGTAAATACGATGTGTCATATTGATTATAATTCTTATCGCTCTGTTTCCAGTTACAACCGCAGAGTTCGTTTTCTTGTTATGCATTATACGGCTATTAATTTCTCCGCATCCATTAACGCATTAACAGGAAAAGAGGCAACCGTAAGTGCTCATTACCTCGTCCCTAACCCTTTAGATATCACTTATCAAAACGCAGGTTTTGGGGATATGAGGATCTTTAATTTAGTCGATGAAAATGAAAGGGCTTGGCACGCAGGCGTCAGCTCATGGGCGGGACGTAATGGGTTAAATGATTCTTCTATTGGGATTGAAATAGTTAATGAAGCTTCTGATGATAAAGGAGTGTTTACTTTTCCACCTTATAGCCCAACTCAAATTCAAGCACTAATATCCCTATCAAAAAATATATTGCAACGATACCCAGATCTCTCACCGACTAACGTCGTCGGTCACAGTGATATCGCCGTCGGAAGAAAGGTCGATCCAGGCCCTGCTTTTCCATGGAAAGCACTTTACGATGAGGGGGTTGGGGCTTGGTATGACGAAGACACAAAACAAAAATACACCACTAAACTCAGCACTGGCTTACCTGATAAAAAGGACATATTAGCTGCCTTTAAAAAATATGGTTATGCCGTTGACGGTGAATATTCACTGCTTGTTCGTGCGTTTCAATTGCACTTTAGACCTCGAAGAACTACTGGGGTAGCGGATCTTGAAACCCTCTCCATACTGTTTGCACTCGTTGAAAAATATTTTAAATAGCGCAACATTGAACACAAAAGAACAAACATTAATCTAAGTTTTAAAATTAAGGATTTTACTATGGAACCTACATTAACCTCATCAATCAAATTTAATGCTGGTGATACGTTTCCTAAAATTAAACTGCCTTTATTTAATGGTAATAGAATTAGAAATACCGTTGATATTGGCACCCCACAAAAAGTGGGAGATTGGAAAATGGTAATAGTCTATCGCGGTGAACACTGCCCTTTATGCACAAATTATTTGAATGAAATCGAAAAATATAAAAATGATTTTATAAAACTAGGTATTGATATTATTGCTGTGTCTGCTGATGACAGGGCGCAAGTACATGAGCATAGTAAAAAACTATCCATTACCTACCCAATAGCCCATGGAATGAAAGCCGGTCATATGATGCGACTTGGTCTTTATATCTCTATGCCTCGAGTTAAACCTGATGGCATGAGTGAAACCGATCATGTCTTTTCTGAACCTGCTTTATTTATTATTAACTCTGAAGGTAGAGTACAAATAATAGATATATCAAATGCACCGTTCGCTCGTCCTGATATCAATTCGATACTTTCAGGAATAAAATTTATCCGTGAAAATAATTATCCTATTCGTGGCACTTATAATGTTAGGTTGAACTATGAATAAATTATTAGTTTGAATATCTTCTCTTATAAGTACTGATTGCGACAATTACCTTCATACTTAAAGATAAACAAACCAATTCTATTAATTTAAATAATCATTATTGAGGTTTTATGAAAAAGAACTTAATTGCATTAGTTTTAATGGCTTTTACTTTTAACACATACGCATCTGTAGATTCTCCATTAAGTAAGAGAATTCAAAATTTGAATAATATTATGATATCGAGTCATAGTGTGAGGGCCGACATCATCTCAGGGGATTTTGATGCTGTATTCTCTCTTTACGATAACATTGAATCTGAAAAAATAAATATGCAACATTTTTCACCAACGATAGGTACGACGGATGTGGTCAATAAACTGGCTGATGATCAGCGTAATATTATTGATTATGCATATAATACAGTTAAGAATAACACGGGAAAAATCATACCAAGAAGAAATAATAATTATAAGCCTAATGGACTGATTGTCTTGGGGTCAACGCCTAAATTAGGCATTTTGGAGAGTCGATTAAATCAGGCTTATACGCTAGCGATTAAATATCCAAACATGCCTATTATATTATCAGGTAAAGGTCGAAAAAATAATGTTATAGAAGCTGACTATATGTACGATTATCTGAAAGATAAAGGGATAGAAACAAAACGTATGTATAAAGAATCAGAATCGTTAGATACTGTTGGAAATGCGGAGTTTTCTTATTTTACAATTCAAGAAAATCCATCATTAAATAAAATAAAAAACTGGTTAGTTATAACGAATAACTACCACGCTATGCGTTCTTTATTTAATTTTTCACGTATCTTCCCAGAGAGTTATACCATATCTGTTTTACTTGCCCCTTTACTCCCTGATGGAATAACTAATCCTGATGAAGATAAAATACTTAAAAACCTTATTGGTAAGGAAATTAAGTCTGATTCTAACGAACAATTTATGGAGTTACTCCGATATAACCGTTATAGCATTAATAGACATAAATTTAAAAGTCAAAATTTAACAGGTAAGCCATGTGCGATTCTGAATGAAATATTATTAGAGCATGGATTATATAAAGATAATGTCGATAAATTTACGAATAAATTCAGTCAATGTTATGAAGGCTTAGATAATAATCAATAGATTATATCGCATCTAGTAGCCTCTGACACAAAATTAAAACCCATAACGTTATCATCGATATCCTAGTTGTCGATGATAACGATAAATCGGGAGATCTTCATAACTACATATTTTTAATTGCAATAGCCTAGCTCTATTAGGGATACACCTGACAGCATCACGATAATTGTCCCAGCCCAATACAATCCTTAAAAGGTATTGGGCTTTTTTTTGCTTGCACTATGCCGCCTTAGAAGGACCGTCCAACCCTTCATAGTCTTTAATCGTAATAACATCCATCCCAACAAATTCATTCAATTCACTCACTAACTCCAACAGAGGCACCAGTTCGTTTTTATAAAAAACACGATCCACTTTGTTCAAATCACTGCTTGAAGTAAACCCCTCTCGAACAATACTCATTAACTCCAACGGAATACGATGACTCGCCAGGACATCATTCGTTGTCATGCTCTTAATGTCTTTAAACGCATCTTTTGCTTCCACCTGACCAATCGGTGTCAGCTCTGGCTTTTTACCGTCCTTTCCTTTTGCGTTTACGTATAAGTTTTGAAAAGCCCCTCCTTTGGACAGCTTTTGTTTAATTTCTCTTTCTTGATCTTTCGTGAGATTTGGATCATTCATGTAGAGCAAATACCCCGCATGAGATCCATTGATGTAGTATTTACGGCGAAACAAGGTCGCATCTTCATTCAACCAAATTGAACTCAGTGCGCCAATGTATTGCGGTAAACCGTAGAGCTCTTGGCACACATCGTATTCCGTTAAATGGAAGACTTGCCCAGCACGATAATCGACTCGCCCCTCATCACTGAACTCTTTGGGCTTATAACAATATTCATCGGTATTCTCTTTACGACGCATGAATAACGCAGGCAAGTGCTTGATGGCCACAATCTCACGAAACCCATTACGGACAATCTGCAAATACCCATTACCAAACGTTAAAAAATCAGCCATAAAACGCCTAAAATCCCGTTTTTTCATTTGTGATAATAACGTGACAGAGCTGCTTGCCATGTTGCCTTTCACATACAGTGCTGAGCCATGCATTGGGTTTGCTCTTACGGCCTTGGCTAAAGTATCAAGTGGAATGGGTGGCTCATACAATCCATTAACAAGAGCCACCTCCATATAATTAAGAATGTCAGCGCTCATGACGCTTTCTGGTGTGTCAAATGTGATCAAAATACGCTCCCCTATGAGAATGAAACGGTCGTTGAATGGTCATTTAAAATGTCAATCGGCTCCCAATGCAATACATGCATTGCAGCCCAGGCTAAATCAGCATGAGAGCCTTGTTTTGTTCGCGTTGATATCATCGTGATCTGATTGCTGGCCTTAGTGGTGTGTTGTCGTATCATCAAAAAGGAATGAACCACATCATCCCAACTGTCATCAAATTGAAGGCGGCCCGCATTAATAATTTCACGCGCTTTATACGCCATCATCCGTTTAACTTCGGGGCTGTAATTCACTTCCTTTAAACTTGGGTAAAACTTTCTGACCAGCTCAGCCACTGCGGAGCCAACACCACTGGTATCCATCTCTAAATGCACAACATGGTATTTTTCAGTGATGCCTTCAATGGCCTTGGCCTGCTCTTCATAACTTGAGCCCTTCAATCTAATGCGCTCCAAGAATCGAAACACACCGCCTTTTTTAAGGGGTTTTAATGAAATAACTAACCCCGCGTCATCCGAGCCATCCGCTTGTCCGCCCCCTCTTGGATCGTAACCGACCAACACCTCAAGATCGCCTGCAGGTCGACATTTCCCCATATCAATGGTTTTCCATTTTGACGTATCGGTTTTGCAGGCGAGTAAGGCTTTGATATTGAAAAATGACGCAGAATCATCTAAAAACACACAACGAAGCACGTTATCAAAAATACTTTTTATCGGGTATTTACGGCGTAACTTATCCATATTAAAGAAGGTCGCGCCTCCTTTGATGGCATCATCCACCGTGATCATTTGACGGAAAACGCCATCCACACCCATTGCCCCTTTTTTAAGGGCTTTGTGGCTGATATCAATCCCTTTTTCTTTTGGTCCCGTCCATTTAGGGTACGCTTCGTGGGCCGTTGATGACGGTGTTGATAAGTACGTAGTTCGATACTGTGCCTGGATGGACATTCCACCCGCATAATCATCCAGTCGTTGAAAATTAGGCATCCAAAAAACTTCGTCATAATACATATGACCGTTAAAGCCCTGACTGGTAAACACGTTGGTTGACATAAAATGAAACTCAGCGCCATTGCTCAACGTAATGCTGTCTTTGCCTTTTAATTCCACACCGCCAATCTGCAGCGCGAACTTTCTGATGTAATTTTTGAATATCTCAGCCTGCTTACGAGAGGCGGAAATAAAGACCTGGTTATCCCCTGTCAGTACCGCATCTTCAAACGCCTCAAATGAGAAATAATCACTTAACCCAATTTGGCGTGACTTCAAATAAAATCGCTGCTCATTAATGCGCTCGTCGCCTTTATGCGCATGAATGTCTTTCTGATATTGAAAATATTTCGTCTCGTAATACTCAGAAAGCATCTCAGCCGTGATCCCAGATACGTCATTTTTAACTTTGTTACTTGGTCGCCCTCGAGCCGGTGCATCACCACCGTCGGCATGACTGGCTTTTCTTTTTTTGTACTCCGCCGCCCTGTCTCGTTTGTATTTTTGCTCAAGTAACATCTCAAGCTCAGTCAACTGCTCAGCGTGTTTTCTATCAATCCACAACAAATAGGCAATGCGTTGGCGCAGCATTAATTCCACCGGCGAATCATCGCGCATTTTCTTCCACCCAAATTTGGCTATCCATTGCTGAACGGTGCGTGGATTGACGTTCGTTTCCTCAGCGATCTCTTTAGTTTCGTACTGACGTAAGTAATACCCCAAAGCGAGTGTTTGCTCTTGGGTATAAATGGGGATGTCATTACTGCGCTTGGTTTTCTCTTTCATATTTCTCTGCGTTTTACTCAGGCTCAACACAGAGTGCTACAAATAAGGGCGTGACTCAGCCATTGGTTTTTCTGTATAGGGGGATACAGAAAAACGGCTGCTATTAAAGAGAGGAATGATTCACTACATTAAATTTAGAAAACACAGGAGAGCACGTGGATGTTTCAGTCAGAGCCAATTTGTATTTTAACCGCAGGGCCGACCATTGATGGTCGTTATATTGAACAACAAGTAATAGATGACATCGCCGAGTTGTACGATCCTGTGGTCTACAACGCTCGAATTAATGAAGAGCACTGGTATTGGGGTGAAAAATTTGGCTCCGTCCTGTCGGTTGAAAAAGACGGCAATCGATTAATGGCGGTATTAAAACCCAATTCAAAACTGCTCAGCACGATTGAAGGCGGCCAACTACTGCATACCTCCTGTGAAATTGAGAAAAACTTCGCCAACTCAGGAAGATCCTACTTAACCGGATTGGCATTAACGGACGACCCCGCGTCTCTGGGAACCACCGAAATGCACCTTTCGGCAAGAAGACCCGAAGATAAAGGAAAAGATATCTTTTCAACGGGAAGCACTATCAGCAAAAAAATGCTAACGGGCAATGCATTGGATGAACAAGAAGAACGATCATTTATCACTAAACTCATGAGTTTCATGAGTAATAACCGTCATCAAGAGCAAAACAATAAAGAGGATAACGACATGAGTGAAGAGCTGAAAGCGTTACTAACAAAAAACACGGAGCAAAATGAAGCGGTGGCGACGGCATTAAACATATTAGCCACGGCGGTTGAAAAACTGTCAGTAGGCAACGTTGGCGAGACATCGCTTACCCCAACAACACCGGCACCTCCTGCGGACGGATCTAACGCCATTGCAGAAGGTAACACCGAATTATCTGCAAAAGTCGACGCGTTATCCACTCAACTGAGTGAATTAACCACCAAACTGAGTGCCATGACGGATGAAAAAGGACGTCTATTGGCGGGTGAAGGCGGTGACGACGACGCTGAGCGCTGGTTATAGCAAACAGAATGATTGTCCTCTGGGTATTCTTATTTTTATCGAGTATTGATTATGCAAGAAGCAACAAAAGTCGTACTGGCGGCGTACGCAAAAGCCGTCGCTAAAAAATACGGTGTCAGCGATGTCACTGAAAAATTCAGTGTTACCCCCGTACAGACACAGCGGATCATTGCCCAAATTCGTGAGAGTAACTGGTTTCTTGGCAAGATCAACATTATCTCCGTCAGTAACCAAAAAGGCGAAGCATTAGGATTGGGTGTCACTGGCATGATTGCCAGTCGTACAGATACATCAGAGGGTACTACACGTAAAACAAAAACCGTCTTTAACCTAAAGGCAATGCCGTACCTGTGTGAGCAAATTAACTTTGATACTCATATGCGCTACAACCAGTTAGATGCGTTTGCGCACATGAAGAACTTCGCCATCATCATCTCAATGCAAACGCGCGAGCAGATAGACACCAACAAAATCACCATCGGGTTTTACGGCAAAGAATGCGCAGCGAATACCGATCCAAAAGCCAATCCAAACGGTGAGGATGTGTGCAAAGGCTGGTTCCAAGCGCTTCGTGAGCACAATCCAGCCGCCCTGCTTGTTCAGGGTAAAACCGAAAATGAAATCCGCATTGGTGAAGGTGGCGACTTTGTGAACCTCGATTTGGCGGTCATGAACGTAAAAGGATTACTCCATGATGCGTGTGAAAATGCACCAGATTTAATCGCCATTATCGGCTCAGATTTACTCGCTTATGAAAAAGCAAAATTCTATGTAAAACACGGCAATACCCCAAGCGAAAAAGCCAAAATTGAAGAGATGCAGATTATTGGTACGTACGGTGGTTTACCTGCGGTCTCTGTGCCTGGATTTCCACCAAGCGGCATTCTCGTCACAAGCTATAAGAACTTATCCATTTACATTCAAGAAGGCTCCATTCGTCGAGCGGTAGCAAAACGAAATGACGAACGCGATCAAATTGAAAACTTTGAATCCATGAACATGGCTTACGTCATTGAGCAATTGGAAAAAGCGGCCGCGGTTGAATTCGATAACGTTAGATTATTGATTGATGGTGAATGGGTATAAAAAACACCCCCCTCACAAGCCTGCGCTTACGTTAACAAGAAAATACGTTTCTTGTTATTCGCTACGCGCTTCGCTTGTGTTTTAAAGGAATATCACATGAGTCGCATGGCCTTTGTAGGGAATAAAGACGACGCTTACCTCAGCGAATTACCCGCAACAATACACCACCCAAAGCTCGTTGTTGCAGAGTTTCAAGCTGTGTTTCATTTTTTAAGTAATGAAACAGAGATAGGTATTTTGCACAACCTAACCCTTGCTCGTATCACCGTGAATAGCGAGCTGTTAGATCTGATGAACACACATGGAACACTTGATAATGCTTCCGAATATTGGTTTGGAGATACCGACACAGGCAACGCTCTTTATAAGCAAGCCGTGTTCTCTCTCGCCGCCAATTATATCGTAGGCAATAAGCTCAGCATGGACGCAACCGCAGAAGCGGCCGAGCGACAAGACGCCTTGCAACAGAAAGCGGACAACGCTCTGGTTCACTATCGCCGAGCGGTTGATTTGCTTCTTCATGGAAAAGAAACCTATACCTTTGAGGTGGTGTAACCAATGAAAGCCTTACAAAGTTTAACGGAGTTGTTTACCCAATCGGTAACCGATGCAAAGAACGTCGAATTGTGGGCGGAAGATGGCCAGATTGAGTGTGCTCAAGGCGTTTCTGTCGACGGATTTGATATTGCTTACACCGTAAACATCAACATGAGCGATGTTGATGTTCAGCCTGAAACCTTAATGATGCATTTGGTGCTCTGGCTTAATCAATACGATGTAGATAGATCAACAAAAGGGCTACCCGCCCCTTCTTTTGCGACTGAGATATTAGATAACGGCCGATGTGACATCAAACTGAAAATCGACATTAAAGAATCCTATTCAGTCGAAGAAAGTGAGCACGGAGTATGGCAACAAGGCGGTATTCGTTTTGATTGCGTCAGTGATTTTGCCCTTGCCGCAATTGAAGAAGAGCTGCCTCTTCTTGAGTTTGTGGGCGCTCATGATAGGGACTTACCTGAATGCGATTAACTAACCCTGAGCACTTAACCTCGATGTTGGAGAATGTCGCATTAAACCCAAGACAACAATTTCAACTTAACCAAAAACTGGCCAATCATTCACGCCGGTTCTTTCGATCGCAAATTAGCCATCAGCGAGACATTGATAATACCCCATACCAATCTCGAACTCGGCGCACTAAAAAGCAACAGGCGGATCCTAAGGTGGTACTCAATACAAAAAGCAACCGGAATATGCTGATGGGATTGAGTCGATCGTTAAGAACCAACGTGACTGGAGAGGCGTTTGAGGTGGGGTTAACGGGTATCCCAGCAAAGATTGGACGAGAGCATAATGAAGGTCAAACCTTATCCTTTACCACTCACGTTAATGGTTTTTATGACTCAAAAACCAGTCGATGGAAAGGCGGAGTTAAGACCAAGAATAACTATCGAATGCCAAAGCGAACCTTCATCGGTTGGACACCCTCTCTGGAGCGTGAATTGATGACCATGATAAGGGATGAATTAGTCATGAATATGGAGCCATAAATGCGTGAAATAAAAATCAAACCAACCAATAAAGACGTACTGGTACGCGATCCTATTACGCGAGTGCCATTGAACGTTAAGGGCGAAGTAAAACCCCGTAATAGTTACTGGTTACGTCGAATTCAAGATGGATCGGTCGTGGTCGTGACCGACAAAGAAAAAACAGGAGCGACATCGTGAGTATTAGCTTTAACGAAGTACCAGGCAATGCTCGAGTTCCTGGCGTATACATCGAAATTGATAACAATCTCGCCAACAGTGCCGAGCAACAGCAATCCGTACTGGTGATTGGGAATGCGTTAGTCGCTGAGGGTATAACCCCCTCAACGCCAGCAAACACCCCTATCCTTTGCATGAATGAAGACGTGGCTATCAAGCAATTTGGTCTGAATTCACAGATCGCAACGATGATGGCGTATCTTGATAAACAAAATATCACCTTGCCGATTTATGCAATGAGCGTAGCTGGTGCAGATTTAATGATGGCCTTATCGTCCCTAGGTGATGCGCAATACCATCACATTATCTGCGCCTTAAATGACACCACCTCCGTCCGTGATCTGGGTGAGTTTTTAGAGGCGCGTTACAGTGCCCTGCAAATGATACCAGGACTCGCGTATGTCCCTAAAAAAGGCACGCACCCTGAGTTAGTGACCTTTGGCAGTCAATCAAACTGCCCACTCATTAGCTTTATGTCTATCAATACACTGGGTAATGCCGCCAATGAGTCACTCACCGACGCCGAAGCACTGGCCGCCTGGGCTGGACAGATAGCGCAATCACTCGCTAACGATCCCTGTCGCCCACTGCAAACCCTAACGCTCAATGGCGTCTATTCGATGGCAATCCGTGAATTTGATTGGTCTGAGCGTAACCTGCTGCTGCATGAGGGAATGAGTACCTATACGGTGAGTGCGACGGGCTCGGTGCAAATCGACCGTGCCGTGACGGCCTATACCGAAAATGCCTCGGGGGTTGCGGATGACAGTTATTTGGATGTCATGACGCCGGCAACCGCCATGTACTTTCGAGAAAAACAACGCTCACTCATTTTGAGTAAATACGGTCGCCATAAGTTAGCCAAAGATGGCACCAGTTTTGCCCCAGGGCAAGCCATTGCAACCCCAACCATGATCAAAGGGGAATTACTCACGCTCTACAAATCACTCGAATACAACGGCATTGTGCAAGATTTTGAGGGGTATAAAAACGCCCTCATTGTTGAGCTCGATGATCGCAATAAAGTGCGGATTAATTACCAAGACAGCCCCCAATTCGTTAACGGCTTGATTATCGTTGCGGGCAAAATTCAATTTCGTAAATAAGGTACTGGAGTCATTCATGAGTACAAAAATAACCAGTCGTGGTTTTTTAGACGCCGGCTCCTTGAGCCGATTACCGACCAAAGAAGGCGGCACGCTCAATTTCGGCAATCTGAAACGTGAGCCTGTCATGGGCGATTCGGGAGTCCTTGGCTATTCGGAATCTTACGATTCCGCCCCTAGCATCAAGGTCACTATCGCTCATATGGGCACCACTGATGAAACCGCCATTAAAAACTTTGTGGGTGAAAACCTAACACTGAACCTCAACAGTGGAAAAAGTTACACCTTGATGGATGCCTGGACGAGCGAGCCACTGGAGTTGGCCATTAAAGAGGGTCAAATGGATGTCCTCTTTGTGGGCACGGAATTAATCCCACTATAACCACATTAAGGGGGTTTTATGCTGACGTTATTAATGAAACGTCGTGCCAGGATAGCAGCCAAAACGGCCACTGAGCACCAAAAAGAAAGCACGGATACTCACATCAGTGATGAGCAACAAAAAGAGTCCAGTGCATCACCATCAGACACGCTTGTGGGTAAAACGTGGGATGAAATACAACGCCTTCTTGCTGTGGATCTGGAGTTTGTCCGAACACTGGCAAGTTTCGAAGAAAAGAACACGTTCAGAAAAGAGCTCATTAAAAAATACCAAGCTCAAGCGGAGCATTTACTTGCCACCAATAAGAGTTTGGACGGGTTGGATTTACTTTGGTGGTTCTACCTATGGCAGATTGATTGTGGTTTATTGCCCCTCATTCATGATGACTTTAAAGCGGCTATTTTACGTGGATTAAGTACCCCGCAAAAATGGAGCTCAAACGGCCAAACGGCGTATTGCGATATTATTTTCAAATACTCACACAAGGCACACGCAGATAACACCCCGTTTAATGCCGAGTATTTATTCAATGCCATCACAGATATTCATCATGGCAATATCGCCATCAATGCCCCGCTTAAAGTGAAAATGTTTCGTTTAGCGGGTGACTTATTGGATGAGTCTGGTAACAAAAAAGAAGACGCCCTAGCCTTGTTTGAAGCCCTCATGCAAATGGACCCAAACAAAGGCGGCCGTAAAACACGAGTAAAAGAGCTAAAACAGGAATTAGGCCATGAATAAGACTACCGTCAACGTCACACTGCCCATGCCGTTTGAGAAAGACGGCAACACCATCACCGTGGTTGAATTAACCAAACCCTGCGCGGGTCATTTACGCGGGTTAAACCTGAAAGACATCTGTGAAATGGATTTCGCTGCGGCGTACACCTTGCTGCCACGGATCTCAACATTAAACGAGCGTGATTTACTGGATATTGATGTAGAAAACCTCGCCCCACTGATGGTGGAAATGGCCGGTTTTTTCGTGAATATGAAACGATAATTGAGCACGTCGAGAGCTTTTATGCCGATCTGGCCGTGGTGTTTCATTGGCCACCCAGCGAGATAGATAAACTCAGCCTAGATGATCTGATGTTGTTTAGAGAAATGGCGCGCGTTCGCCACCAAGGGGAGAGCTGAATGCGCTCCCTTTTTTCATCAAAAAGGAAAGACACATGAAAATGAGTTTATCGGTGGTCATGGGCGTGATTAATAACGTCAGTGCGCCCATTAAGGCCATGGCCAGTGATTCAGATCACTACGCGAAAAAGATAGCCAGTATCAAGAAATCCCAATCCGACGACAGCGCCGCGCTGCACTTGATTGAGTCTTTTGGACGAATAACCAAAGAAGCCGATAAAAACGTCCTCAGTTTGAATGAAGCCAAAGAAAAACTGGAGGCATTGCAAGCCAAAGAAAAAAAAGCAGCCGAGACGGGTGCCGCCTTAACCCTCAGTCTCACTAAGCAGTCTGAAGCCCTGGCGATCCTTAAAGCAAAAGCCACGACTGCAAGTGGATCAAATGACGCTCTGAATAAAAAAATCCTCAAGCAATCGAGCGCCCTGGAGCGGTTAACACAAAAAGAAAAAGCCGCCAATAAACCCAGCGCCACACTGACCAATCAATTAGCCAAACAAGCTGAGAAAGTGGCCATACTGACTCACGCCGGTAAGGCGCATAACGAGCAACTCACCCACGTCAGTAAAGGAATGAAACAGGCAGGTGTTAACGTCAATCAGCTTGATAATGAATTTACTCGCTTATCGACTCGTTATGCGGCTCATGCAAAAGACATTGACCGTGTCAGCAAAAAATACAGCCAACTTAAGCGCGTCATGGCGCCCATCAATAAACTCAGTCGAGCCCTCTCCTTTCCCAAAATTGGGGGGGCGGCACTCACCAAGGGCGTGGCCCTATTGAGTGGGTTAAGTCTGGGGAGTTTGTACTCCCAAATCAATAGCACCGCCTCAGAAATGGATGCGCTCTCTAAATCGGCTCAGACACTCAAAATGCCAATTGGAGAGCTGCAAGCCATGCAATCACAAGCGGAGCATGCGGGGGTCGGCGCTGACAGTCTAACCGCCTCCATGGGCAATTTTACTAAGCGATTAGGCGTGCTACAAACCACCGGCTCAGGCGCATTAGGCTCGTTTTTAAAAGGAGGTAAAAACCCACTGTATCGAGCGCTTAAAAATGCCGAAGACACGCAAGACGCGTACGAGAAAGTACTCGACGCCTTTTCAACATTAAAAAGTAATCAAGAGCAAATGGCGTTCGCAGACGCGGTGTTTGGGGGAAGCGGCCGTAAAATGCTCATCATGCTACGTGACGGCACCAAAGGACTCACCGCCGCTCGCAAAGAATTCAATGAGACTGGCGGTGGCGTCACCGAAGAAGACGCTGGCAAGGCGGAAGCCTACAACGATGCGCTTCAAAAAGTGCAGGAAAGTATCCGCTCAATCAAATTTGCAGTACTCACGCCAATCATGGAAAAACTCACCCTCAAGTTCTCTGAATTCTCAGATAACTTCAAAGACATGGACTGGCGCAATGACATCATAAATAAAACAACTAAAGTGATTAACACACTCTACGAAGGGATCAGCTTATTGGGTAACGGTCTTATTTTTATCTCTGAGCACATGGCTGAGGTGTTGGCGGGCTTAGCGTTATTAAAGATAGCGTTTGTGGTATTAAATGCGGCGATCATGGGTGGCCCCATTGGTTGGTTTGCGGCCGCCATCGCAGCCGTTGTCGTTGCAGTGCTGTATTTAATCGACACCTTTATTGGGTTTGATGTCATGCTTAAAAAAATGGGACTCACCTTCGATTACTTATGGGAGAAACTCAAAACCTTCATTAATTTGCTGCCCGATGCACTGGTGCCGGATTGGGCCAGCCCCATCAAAGAGGCGGGAGAAGAAGTGGAGACTCTTAAGAATAAAATGAACGATCTGAAAGATAAAAACGTAGCGCTTGGGATCACAACCAATGACACGGTAAACAAACGAGAAAATGCCGCGCACGCGAGTACCAACGTGGCCGACCGAGGAGATCGGAGCACCATTCAACCACAAAAAATAACGCCGCTAACCACTCAGATTATAAAAAGTCAGGCGCAAGTGGCATTAACGATTAAATCAGAAAAACCCGTCACGGTAGATAACGTCACACACGATAAAGGACTCGATTTGAGTGTGAATCTGGGCAATATGGCCCTGAGTTATTAATTGATACTTATCTGTATCCACTTTAAATAAAATACTCAATACTTTTTATTTTTAAGACACTACTCGCAATTATCAGTGCACGGGACTTAAAAATAAAACAGATATTAAATATATTTCTTAAATTACACTTAATTTCTACCTAAAATCATATGTTATTTTTATCAAAGTTATCCTTTAGTTGTTGATTTATAAATCAAAAATAATTATCAACCATATGTACATATAAATATAAACAAATCAATCATTCTATTTAATTAACGTTATATTGACATTTAAATCTAAATTAATGCATTGAGACGAAATTTCTTTTTTCTTCATTTTAATAAACAGATTATTAATAGATAATATGATTTATTATATATTAATCCACTTTATTTAGACTTTTAACTCTAAATTAAGTATCTAATAATTACCATTTAAAATAATCATGGTTAATGAAAATTATTTTCGTTTTACTAATTATAAATTTTGAAGATATATTGAATGTAGAATTCATTTAACTATTTACATAAGAGATTTAATTAACACATGAAGGTATATTTATGAAAATTGGTCTAGAGTATGATGTAAATACAGCAGCTAGGCAGCGTATTAATGTTATTTTAGATGGATTTGAACACTTCTATGTTTCATTCTCCGGCGGGAAAGACTCTGGTGTACTCTTAAATCTAGTTATAGAAGAATCCAGAAAAAGAAATCTCTTACCTGTTGATGTACTAATTATAGATTTAGAAGCTCAGTATAAATGCACAATTGAATATATAAATGAAATGGTTTCAAAAAATGAAATAAATGCTTTTTGGGTTTGTCTTCCTCTTAGTTTAAGAAATTCAGTTTCACAGTTCCAACCTAAATGGATATGTTGGGATCCTGGGGTTTCTAATAAATGGTTACGAGATTTTCCAGATAGCGACGCCGTAATTAAAAATACAGATTATTTCCCATTTTATACATTTGGAATGGAATTCGAAGAATTCGTACTTAAATTCTCTAAATGGTATGCATCTATAAAAAAGACAAAATGTGCATGTTTAGTTGCTATTCGTTCTGATGAATCCCTAAATAGATATAGAACAATAAAAAACAATCATAAAAGAAAATACCTTAATTATAAGTGGACAACAAAAATTAGTGATGATGTTTTTAATGCGTATCCTATATATGATTGGAGAGTTACTGATATTTGGATTGCTAATGGTAAGTTTAAATATTTATATAATAAAATTTATGACTTAATGCAACAAGCAGGTGTTTCCTTAGCGCAGCAACGTCTATGTCAACCTTTTGGTGACGATCAAAGAAAGGGATTATGGTTATATCAAATACTCGAATTTGATACATGGCAGAAACTTGTTGAACGTGTTGAAGGCTGCAATTTCGGTGCTAAATACAGTAAAAATCAAGGTCGAATTTTAGGATATTATAAATTTGAATTACCTGAAGGCTATAGTTATAAAACTTACAGTAAATATTTACTTCGAACAATGCCACCTCACTTAGAAAAGCATTACCGTGAAAGAATATACAAATTTTTATCATGGTGGAGGAAAAATAAAAATAAAACTGGAATTTACTCAATCCCTGATTTCGGTGATAAAAAATTAGAGGCGGGTAAAAAAATACCAAGTTGGCGGAGAATATGTAAAGTATTAATAAAAAATGATTATTGGTGCTATGGTTTATCATTTGGACAAAATAAAAAGTTAACTAATTACTATACAGAAATATATGAAGACTATAAAAATAACAGGATCGGTGTATGAATAAAATTGAACAAGTATTATCTATTTTAAATGAACTTGATGAAATAGATTTTTGCGATTTTGATACAAAAAGTCGCGTTGACATTTTCAATATACTATCTGACTTGTCATATAAAATTGTTGATATTAAACATCCAGTTTTAAATGTGAAGTTAATTAGTTCCAGTTTAATTAGAGATAATGACTACAACCCTAATATTATGGCATCTCCTGAGTATAAATTATTAAAGCATTCAATTAAAAAAGATGGCTTAACTATGCCAATAATCGTATCTGAAAGTAATGGTTATATACATAAAATAATTGATGGTTCTCATCGAGTTAAAATTATAAAAAATAATCTCGATATTAAAAACTCATTTCATAGCTATATACCTACAGTCAGCTTAATTCATTCTTATAGCGAACAAATAACATCCTCTGTGAGGCATAACGTAGCAAGAGGCTCTCACCAAGTTGAGTTAACTTCTAAATTAATAATGAAACTAAAGCAATCGTCATGGAACAATAAAAAAATATGCGAAGAATTAGGAATGGACCCCGATGAGGTCTTAAGAATGCAGCAAATTACAGGTTTAGCAGATGCGTATAAAGATGAAGATTTTTCTTTTGCTTGGAAATAAAATAATGAAAATAATATTTATATCTACTATTTCTATAGCTATTTTATCTACATATACAATAGCAGCAACTACACGACCAGATGGAACAATATCAATCGAGAGTATCAATGTTCCATATACGGAGTCTCTAGGTCTATTATCGACTAGAAAAGTAGTAAACGATGTGGTAATTCATACCAATGAACGTTTAAAGATTATCGACACCAATTTTATAGTAAATGCTCAAAGCATATCAACCGTAGGTAGTAATTTAGGGGCAGCAGGCGACGCTATTCAGGCAAATCATAATGCTTTAGTTGATGTTCAAACGTCG